CCTCAAACTTATGGGCCCCAGCCATATGGTCGTCCCATCTCTCAGCCATAAACCGAATGTCGTCTTCTTTTACGTTCTTCATAACCCACTCACTTATTCTTTCGATTCCTCTTTTTGTTGCCATTTTATTCTCCTCCTTTTATTTTTGTTCCTTACTTTCTACTTTATATTATAGCTTATAATATCTAAATGTCAATAGGGTAATTTGAAAATTTTTGACTTTTTTTGATTGTTTTATATGGAGTCTTGATTTTCTTTTTCAATCAAGACTCCATTGTTTTTCCTACTTGTTTAAACCTGTGAGCATTTTCTCAAGTTCTTTTATTTGCTCCGGATCGTTTTCATTAAAAGCATCTATTATCTTAGCTACCATGTTGGCTGCATTTTGATAGAGATAGAGTTGTTTTTCAGCAAAGTAGTGATGAGTTTTTGGAAGATCCTTTCTTGTTTCTTTTTTGAACTTTTCCGCCTCCTTATTCAGTAACCTCTGATAGTTCTTAAGTTCCTCTAGTACGTTATTCATTTTTGTCTCCTCCATTGGTTTATGTTTTCAAAGGAGGTAGAGATTTCCCCTACCCTTGTTTTCGGTTTCACTTTTGTTCCTTTGCTCCCAATTCTGCTTTGAGAGCTGCATATGCAGCATCTATTGCCCAAAGGCCTGCTTTACCGGTTATTGAAGAAGCATACACTCCAGCAAGCATCGCATATCTTACTGCATCATTTAGATTCTCCCCAAGAGTTTCTTTTACTACTACTAAAGCTTCCCCGTTAGCTTCCTCAAGACGCTTTTTTGCATTCTGTACAAAGAAGTAAGGAAGATCGGTAGCCTTAGCAAGAGTTTCAGCATAGTTTCTAGCTGCTTCAATTGCCTTTCTGATTCTTTTATCCCATGGATAGGCTTTTTCATAAATATGTAAAACTCTTTCAGCACAATCACAAGCAAAAAGCCTAGCTGTTGCCTCATCCCAATTTTCAACACCTAACTTTTCAAGTTCCTTTTCCAAATTCTTCATTTCATTATTGATATTTTTCATTTTGAAACCCTCCTTTTTTGAGCGTTCCTCTTTCTTCTTTCTAAGTATATTATAGATTATAATATCAATTGCTGTCAATAGGGTAAAATAAAAAAATATGACTTTTTTTGCATGAATTTTTTATCAAAATCAATTCCTTTTACTCCATTTTCAAAACAAACTCATAAAAATCAATCTATTCATACCTACACTTATAATACTATTCATACAAAGGAGGAGGCCTGTTTCAAATGCTGGAAAGGACAAAAAACAAAGGCGGAAGGCCAACTAAATACCATCCATCAATAGTAGATAGAGCATACAAATTAGCTTTGTTAGGGTTGAGAAACAAAGACCTGGCTTTGGCATTCAATGTTAGCGAGTCAACAATTGACGATTGGTTAGTCAAACATGATGAATTTAGGGAAGCCGTATTGAAGGGGAGGGAACAAGCTGATGCTGAGGTAGCTAAATCATTATATCATAGGGCTATTGGCTACTCCCATCCTGAGGAAAAAGTATTCATATATCAAGGGCAGCCAATAAAGGTGGAAACAATAAAGCATTACCCACCTGATACAATGGCAGCTATATTTTGGCTTGAGAATAGACAAAAAGGTTATTGGCGTGATGTTAAGCATTACCAACATACAGGCGAAGATGGCGGACCTATAAAATTGGAACATTCAATTGTTGATATTGACTTGTCTGATTTTAGTGATCAAGAGCTTGAAATGTTGGAGTCAATTGGATTGAAAATTCAACAAAAGCAAGAAAAGGAAGAACAAGAGGAATAACAAATGTCTTCTTTAGTCAGAACAAAAGAGCCAAAGAAGTTAAGAATGAAAAAGGCAATATCAAATGTTTCAATAGTCAAAGCTGAAAGATGCCGTCGATCTTTCTATTACTTTATGCAAGAGTTTTGGGATTGCATTTCCCCAGACGCCCCTCATTGGAATTGGCATATTGCATATCTAGCAAATGAATTACAAAAGATGGCTGAGAGAGTGGCTGAATGGAAGCCAAGAAGAAAGGATTTAGTTATCAATATTCCACCTGGTTCTACCAAGTCAATAACTTGTACTATTATGTTTCCGGTTTGGTGTTGGACTAGGTGGTCATGGATGCGTTTTATTGTTTGTTCTTACTCTTCTCAATTGTCTTTGGAGCATGCTGAATATAGTAGGGATTTAGTAAGATCAGAAAAATTCAAACGCTTGTTTCCATATTTAGCGATAAAGCAGGACAAGGATACAAAGTCAAATTTTAGGGTTGTTCAAATATTGCCAGATGGTAAATTGAAAATAGGAGGCAATAGATTTTCAACTTCAGTAGGTGGTACATTGACTGGTTTTCATGGGCATATATTGATTGTTGACGATCCTTTAGATCCAAATCGATCAGCAAGTGAAGTTGAAATCAATAAAGCAAACAGATGGATTGACCAAACTTTGTCAACCCGTAAAGTTGACAAGCAAGTTGCACCAACAGTTTTGATAATGCAAAGGCTGCACCAAAATGATCCTGCCGGTCATATTCTTTCAAAGAAAAAGAATGTTCAACATATTTGTATTCCTGGGGAAATAATATCTGAAGGGTTTAAAGACAAAGTCAATCCACCAGAATTGATTGACTATTATGTCGACGGTTTAATGGATCCCGTAAGAATGCCATGGGAAGTATTGAAGGATATGCAAGCTGACTTGGGTCAATATGGCTATGCTGGTCAAGTAGGTCAAAATCCAGTACCACCAGGTGGAGGAATGTTCAAAGTTGATTTCTTTTCAATAATTGACTCATTGCCAAGCCGATTTGATTTTGATAGATTTGTTCGTTATTGGGACAAAGCTGCTTCTGCTGATTCAGGTGCCTATACGGTTGGGGTATTGATGTTAAGATTGAAGAATGGAAAGTTTATAGTGATTGACGTAGTTAGGGGTCAATGGTCCACCGAAAAAAGAGAGCAAATAATACGTCAAACAGCAGAAGCTGATGCAACTTGGATCCATGACTTTGATATATGGATCGAGCAGGAGCCTGGGTCCGGTGGCAAAGAATCAGCTGAAGCCACAATACGTAATTTAGCTGGGTTTAAGGTCTTTGCCGAAAGACCACAAGGAGATAAAGTTTATAGAGCGGATCCATATAGCGTTCAAGTCAATAATGGTAATGTGATGCTATTGAGAGGGGATTGGAATAGAGCCTTTATTGAGGAACATCGCTTCTTTCCATTCGGGATGTATAAAGATCAAGTGGATGCTGCAGCAGGGGCATTTTCAAAATTAGCCAATAGAAAGGTGGCGAGGGTGTTTGGTAGAAGAAAGGTTTAAAAAATTAAAAACGCTGTCAACGTTGGTTGCACGTTCAATGTTAGCGACCAAGCTTGGTTTTCAATACGGTGGAGAACGGGATATATATCAAACCTTGGGATACAAAAATATATTGACTTTTGATGACTATTACGCTTACTACCGTAGGCTTGACATTGCCAAAGCAATTATAGATAGACCAGTTGAAGCTACTTGGCGTGGGGATTTTGGCGTTGTTGAAGCAGATGATAGGGATACCCCATTGGAAAAAGCTTGGGAGGAATTGGATAGTAGGTTAGGCTTAAAATCGCATTTCCTACGCTTGGACAAATTGGCTTGTTTGGGCAACTACGGAGTTTTATTTTTAGGTTTCAATGACGTAACATCCAAAGAACAATTGAGAATGCCAGTAGTACCAGGAACAGGAAGAAAGCTGCTTTACATAAAGCCACTCTCGCAAAAGAATGCAGAGATAGAAGAATGGGAAACAAATACCGCCAACGAACGTTATGGTCTACCTAAATTGTATGGCATTAGCATAGTAGAGCCTGGCGGAGCCATAACTGAATTATCTGTTCACTATAGTAGAGTCATCCACGTTACACATGAGTTGCTAGAGTCGGAATGCGAAGGGGTGCCTGTTTTAGAAGCTTGTTTCAATAGGCTTATGGACTTGGAAAAGTTATTAGGTGGTTCTGCTGAGATGTTTTGGCGGGGTGGTCGACCGGGCTATCATGGTAAGATAGGAGAAAATGCTCAACTCAATGATGAGGATGAAGAAGAGCTTATGGTTCAGCTTGATGAGTATGAGCATAATTTACGACGTATCTTATTGACTCAGAATATTGATTTGGAAACTCTTGCTTCTCAGGTTGCTGACCCCACAGCCCATGTCAATATTCAAATACAAATGATCTCAGCTGTAACAGGCATTCCAAAGCGAATATTGACTGGTTCCGAATTGGGCGAATTGGCAAGTTCTGAAGACAGAAAGAATTGGCTTGATTTGATTACTGCTAGGCGTCAAGAGTACGCTGAGACACGCATTGTTCGTCCGTTTGTTAACAAGTTGATTGAAGTTGGTGTGTTTCCAAAGCCGGCTGAATCATATTCTGTATATTGGGAGGATCTGTACACTCCATCTGATAAGGACAAAGCAGAAGTAGGCAGGATTCGTTCTGAAGCTTTGCGTAACTATATTGCTACACCAGGCTCTCAAGATGCTGTACCATTGGAATCTTTCCTGGAATACTTCTTAGGCTTTGACTCCGATATGGTTGAGCTGATAATGGAACAACGAAAAGCTGTTATTGAAGAAGAGGAACGGTCTTTCGAAGAGGAAGAGCAAACATTGTCACCTGAAGACTAAAGGGGATTGAAGACAATGGCCAGTCGTTTGATCTTAGATAGGTACGACCCAACCCATACTACCACCTTAAGAAACAATTTTGCTAAGGAAATGAAGCGTCGTTTCCTAAAGTTAAGATCCGTTATTCGTAAAGCTATAGTGGATGAAGATTGCTTTGGATTGTCAAAAACAGGTACCGGTTTGACGGCTCTTGCTGAAATGACCACTCCG